GTCGTACTGGGACCACGAGAATATGCCGGTTTTGGGCCGGGTATAGCGGCCAGGGATCTGGGCTGGAATGATGCCAATATGAGGGGTATATATGGGAGAGAGATCATGTGTGTGGAGTGTGTATCAGATAGGGGATCAGTGTGTCAGTCTCTCATGGTTGTCTATCGAGTATCTGAGTCTGGCCGATCGGACTCTCTTGATGTGTTGAAGATCGCAGCGCTCTAGATATGAGTTGATGAGATTATCGAGATCGCGGTACGTAGCTTCAGCGAGCATGACTGATGGGTTGCTGCCGACTACGCATAGAGAGGCAGAGACGTCGTATACTTTGGTGAACAGTACAGCGTCTAGAGCTGCAGTTGATCCATCTAGCATTATGCGTGTGTTGTCGTCATGCCATGTGACTGGAAGGCCGTTCTTCAGCAGATACTCATATACTTCATCTAGCGTCATATCGTAGATGTCCTCATATCGTAGATGTCCTCATATCGTAGATGTCCTCATATCGTAGATGTCCTCATATCGCATAGCCCATCGCTGACAGCTCTCGCAGCTCTTCTCTGGATAGATGCTCTCCACGCTCAATAGATGAGATTAGCTCGTTGCGTCTCAGTCTCTTCAGCTCTTGCTCCTTGAAGTACTGCTTGACCCTATTGAGGCGTGACTCGCGCAAGTGCTCCTCCCATCTGTTTTGCGTGTCGTATAGACGGTTGATCTGGTCTTCTATGCGTGGTACGATGTAGCTGCCGTTGATGTTGATGATCGTCTTGTTCACTGACTTGTAGTCTGCATCGATCATAGACGGAATGTAGTCTGCTAGGGTGACCAGAGCTCCAGCGAGGTCGCCCACTCGGTCGCTCTTGTACCAGATCAGGTCCATCTCATCTACCTCGAAGCCGTGCCACTTGAGGATTCCCTTCGCCTCTTCTTGCTTCATGCTATACGCTCCACTTCTTCTCTATCGCTTTGTCCTCGAAGTACTTGCGGACGTTCTTCAGCTTCTGCTCTCTGCATGACTTCTCGTACCGACGCTTCGAGTCTCTCAGATCTCTAATCAGTATCTCGAGACGTATGTTTGCCCTTGGAGTGTCAAGGACTGTCAGCTCTTTACGAATTTCGCCGTACGTCATTCCAGTCTCGCTTGGAATGAACTCAGCTAGATGGACGTATCGATTGAAGATCTCGCCGACTCTTTCACCCGTATCGGCGAGATAGAGATCTTCAGCGAGATAGAGAAGATCTCGGCCTCTTCTGTTCGTCTTGATGCCGTGTTTCTCGAGAAGTTCGATAGCTTCAGCTCTCGTCATGCACTCTGCCTTTCTCTCTAAAGTTCTATTTCAGTGAAGCTCTACACATACAATATAAGTAAATTTCAGAGAATTCTAAACCATGAACTACACAAAAAGAGAGCAGAACTGACTGCTCTCACCTATTGTGGTTATCGTCTTCCTCTCGTATTCGTGTTGATTGCGCCAGACTTGATATATCCAGCAGCTTCTGAGTCGAATGCAGCGAGCCTAGAGGCGAGATCCTGCGTCATTTCCGGCGGAGGCAGTAGATCCTCTGCGGGTTCTGAGTTCTGGATCAACTGCTTTCGATCTGGCTGCGGCAGATCGTCCTGAGTCGGCAGCACAGCTAGATCCTCGGCTGACAGTCCAGCGTCTCCAAATACCATAGGACCGAACTTAGCTCGATCGGCTGCTGGCGCTGCGAACTCGGTATAAGTGACAGATTGAGGAATCTCACGGAATTCCACTTCGTCGCCGTAGAGCTTACGCACGAGGTCTTCGGCGCTTCTCGGCTCATCTGCAAGAAAATCGCCAGGTCTTCCGAAAGGGAAGAACACTGGCATATCGATTTGATCTGTCGGATCGAACATTAGATGTCGAGCTTGTAACCGAGCTTTTCCAGGCCTTCGTCGATTGCTTCCATGACCTCTTCGTAAGAAGGAACGCCTTCGAGCCTCTTGAAGAACTCCATAGTGTTGAAGTTGACGGTGATGCCCTTGACCGGTGGATAGACATAGATGCCTAGTGCAGCATTCAAGTGTTCGCCGTCCTTGGTGAGAACCGGAACCTTCACCCAGTAGCCGCTCGTTTCGACGTCCACGTCGCGGTATGGAAGACAGTCCCAGTCGTCGAGCAGCTTGTCGCGGACAGCGAGGATAGTGTCGATGTTGTTCTTTAGGTCGAGCAGATTGTTGGTCATAGTAACTCCTGAATTCTTCTTATTTATATGGTGAATCTAAACTACATTTTCTGCTTTTTCTCTTGCTTTCGCTGCTTCGAGATATGGTTCCAGCGGCTCAATTCCAAGCTCTTCTCTCACCTGATCCACTCGATTAGAAAATCTCACGAAGTTTCTGTACTTGCAGGTCGGTCTCTTGCCTCTCATGTATGCGGAGATCATTGAACGTCCGAAACGACTCTCGCATATCTTCTCTGGAGTCCAGCCGTTCAGCAGGTACGTATAGAGCGCAGGTATGATCTTCGTTCTCATGTAGCCTATCTTGAGGATGATCTTCGATGGATTCAGCCCGAGTTCCCCGAGAAGATTCGATATCATTACGAGATCGAACTGAAGATTCCAAGGCACTACAGAAGCTCTAAGCTCTATCGTCACGACGTCGTTAGTCAGATGCATAGCCGTCAAGCATCCGCCACGTAAATGGTCGTGCTCATGCTGTACGCTCTTGAATCTGAAGACTGAACTTCCGGTCTTGAAGAGCTCAGCATGAGCTCTGTCGAGCTCACCCTCTTCGACATACGAGTTTCTCAGATGAATCATCTTCTTCGGGTGCCTCGAAGACATTCTCGCCAGGTCGCCAGTCTCGCTGTACTGTCTCGACGTGCACTCGATCGTGACGTCATCTTCTCTCGACGTGTTGCACTTGAAATTGTTCATGACCCATGTCGCAGTCTGTTCAAACGCGTCATCGAAGTCCGTGCAGTTGAAATGTAAACTCATATTTACAAAGTTCCTCTATAACCTGGTATAACTTCTCTTGTTCTGTTCTTCCAGAATTTCTGGATGTGCTTAGGGAACTTCTCAGGTCCATCGCGTTCGATTAGAAGCTCAGTTATGAGCGTCATCGCAGCGCCATAAGCGTCGATCACATCACTCTCTCCCGGTTGGCCCTTTTTTCCATTAGTCACTGGAGGAAACTGGCTCAAATCAGGCTTTACGAGCGTAACTCGCTTGTAAGCGTCCCACATCCCCTTCTTGTCAGAGTCTCCATGTCCAGTGAACACCATCTTGATCGTCATAGGCGAATAGAGATAGAGAGGCTTTCCCATGCGCCAGATAGACTGTCTGATCCAGCCTTCGAACTCGGCCAAGTCGAACACTAGACCGGTCGCTCCAGCAGCGCCGAACGCGTAGTCTTCTGCTGAGACATAGTCGGCGTCTTCGACAAACTTCAGGATTCGATCCTGCATGAACTTGTATTTGTCGTATTTGCTGTTCCAGTCGTCGTTTGAGTACCAGATACAGTTGTCGCTAGCATACTTCTTGGTAGTCGTGAACGTCAGCCAGTCCGCGTTCAGGATATTCAATCTCTCGTCCAGTTCCAGTTTCACAGCGCCCGTGTGGGTCACCGACATGTCCAGTCCGGCTATCTTCATCTTGTAGTTCCTTCATCCGTGTCAACACGGACTTCATCCTTTCAAAAATAGTAAAATCCTTGCCTTTGGTCATTTCCCAAAGCCAATGCACGACGCGGTGAGTCGTCTCAGTCAGAAGCATGAAGTCTTCATCTTTCGTGAATTCTCCATACTTCTCTGCAGTCAGACGCATGTGATGGCAAGTGAGCTTGTCCTCTCGAGTGAGCTGATGTCCTGTGATCTCGTCGATCTGACCCCTTGAAGCTATCAATCTAGCCTTCAGCTCCTTCCACTGTCTCGTGTGTCGAAGCTTCTGCTTGCGCTTCTGGTCTATGTTCTTGTTCGACCGTCGAAGTGACTTCTCTTCACGTTCCTTCTTGCGCCGAGTGACCCTCTTTCGCTCGCCTCGATGCTCGTCAGAATGTCCAAATTCCGTCGTCTTCGTCCGGAAATACGGTCTGCGGGACTTCAACAGACTCCTCCCTCTTGTTCATGTCGACTTTGAGATTGTCTAAGTCTATCTCGGGCTGAAATATCGCATACACTGCCCAGTAGAGAGCTGACACTAAGTCATCATGGGACTTAGCTGAGGCTTTGAACACGTTCGGACTCACTTCGATAAAAGTCGATAGCTCTTTCAGTGTCGATGAGTCGTGAATTATCAGAGAATCTCTGTTCACTTCTCTCTGAAGCATCAGACAAGCTTCGAGCTTCGAAGCTTTGTTAGCATTCGTACCGATGCCGTGAGGATCAGTGTTGATGATGTTCTGACAGTCGAGCGTGTACCAGAGCTCCTCAGCGACTTGCTTTCCGGGACCATTGTTCTCGATGATGATCAGAGCGTCGTTGTACCACTCGCTGAGATCTTTGATGATCTGACTGAACTTGCCACCGAGCGTACGGTCGTCATGGAAAGTACAGACTTGCTCGAACTTGTCTTTGCTTACGATCTTCAGAATCTGTACCGCCGAAAAGTCGAGACCTGATCCAGTCGAAGTGTCGACGCCCATCACGTACATGCATCCAGGAACAGGAGCTTCCCATATCGACACTAAGTAGCCGTACTTGAACTCTTTCGGCTCTGTCGGAAACAATTTAGCGAGCTTGTCGAGATCAATCAGGGTAGTCGAAGAGCCCATGAACTCGCAGTTGTGATGAATCTGGACTGACTTCCCATTTTCGTCGACTGTGCTGTACTCGTGTCCTCTCACCGAGTAAGGACCATAGAAAGTGTCAGTCACTTCCTCGATAGCGACGATTTTCGATCCAGCGACTTCGTCCCCGACAGAAAGTGACTCTACATACACCTCCCAGCCGTCGATCATGAAGCGGTGGCCGTCTGAATAGCTCAGCTCTCGACCATCTTCGAGCTTCAGCTTATAGCCATGACACTTCTTCTCGATCAGTCCCCAGAACGGTTCAAAAGTACCGTTCTGAGACATGATTTCAAGTCCTGAATTGTTCTTTATGATCGATATAGACTGCCTGTCTGATGCCATTTTTCTTCTCAGTTGCTCTTTTTGCGTGTTTTTCGCCAGTTTATAGTCTATTTATGCGCAATTCGAACATGCGTCTCTTCATGAGGTACCCCAGATTTTTGCGGTTTTTGAGAAATGGCTGAAAAAACGCTTCTTAGAGCACAAAAATGACAGCTGACCTTTTCATCAGTCCTCGATAGGATGCACTGAGTCAGAAGCGACTCGAACGAAGAGTACTAAGTCACTTCCCTTCTTGAAGCACCAGTCTATAGAGTGGACTATGTGCTTCCCGTTGTCGATGACTGACTGGCGATCTGGAGAGCTGAAGTCTATCTCGAGAACGTCTCCGATCTGAATTTCCTGGTCCAAGAAACAGTTCAGTTGCTTTCCGGTGTTGATCAGAATCGTGTGTCTATTGTCGAAGAATACTGATCTCATGTTCGAATTGTACGTTGGAGCGAAGTCCCAGTCCGCATGAGTGAACTCGACGCTAGCGTAGCCATTGAACTTATTCTCTCTGACTATCTCACGATCCGTCACGTCTGTGCTAGGCATTCCGCTCTGAATCGTCTTTACTGTGATCTTGTGCGATATGTGTGCCCAGTCCATCTTCAAGTCATCATACTCAAGAAGCAGAGATCTACCGATCGGATCGTACACTGATATTTCTGAAGAGTTTCCATAGAAGTCGCTCACCCAGCCATCGCTGTTTCGTTGATCTTCGCTCATCAGAATATACATCTTGTCTTTGTACTTAGCGAGTAGCTCGTCTTCACTCATCTTCTGACTGTCGGTGCTGAATACGTCAGAGAATATCACATGTTTCGTACTATCTTGTAAAGATTTGTTTACATCATTGTCAAAATAGAACGGGATGCCTGACTCTAAGGTAGCTCTTATTCCGTTGAATCTCGCTTCTCCGTTCTTGCTGACCCAGAACATTCCAAAGTCGCGTTTGTCTATGACTGAGTGGTCTATTACGAATCTCAAGAACTTTTCAGCTGTCATCGACGGATTGAACCAGGACATCTGGTCTGAAGTGTCAACGTTTGTAGAGAATCGTAGCCCAATGTCTGAACATACGCTTCTCATGACGTCAGTCGATAGACATGGATAGTCTGCTGAGCTTCTAGGAAATCTGGGAACCGAGTTGACTAAGCCTAGAGCATCATAGACAAAAGTGACTACGTAGTTCGTCATTCCGGAACTCGAAGTCTGAATCTTGGCTCCGAGTATTCGATATCGTCCTAGACTTATGTTCTTGGCGCTCGGATTGTCTGAACTGCTAGCATATTCGAAGCCTATATATAGCAGTCTGCCGTTGTAGAAGCGGTTAGCGTTCTTAGAAGTGCCGTCATCTGAGTACGTAAACTGGCCAAAAGGCAACTTCAGAAACATAGATTCTCTCAGTTCAAACTCTTGGATGTTGAATATCGAGAGAGCTGTGCCACGTTCCGAGTCGTATTCATCAAGCCATAGCTTGATGGCAAGTCTCGGATTCTGACTGTCATCCGACATCTTGACAGATTGGATCAGCTTAGGTATTGATATCTGATCAGCCATACTTATCTCACCTCAGAGTCACTTTTATCCCGTATTCTCCTTGATGCCAAGGCTTTACTGATAGGGCATTGACGATTTCGTACGCTTCGTACAGATTCGAAGGACTCTTAAACAGAGAGAATTCACTATCATTGAGTATCAGTAAATAGTCGTCTTGCTCAACTCTCATGTACGAGTACAGATGGACTGCGGCGACTGTTCTTATGAGCTGCTTCCTGTCGAAGTACAAGTCGACTGATGCTCTAGCAAGCGATTCGTTCTCATTTCGAAGATTCTGAAGGTGCGTCAGAACGGTCCTAGCACGATCTCTATCGAGTCCTATAGCCTGCTTGATCTTCTTCGCGTTCTCTTCGCTCAGATAGTAGTCCGACCTAGCAACGTCGTTGATTCCTAGCTCTCTGAATATCGTCCACATGCGCTCACCCGACATCTGTCTGAACTTTCCGCTTTGAGCATTGCCTAGAACTGCGCTAACTCCCTTGACTTCGATTCGTTCTTTCGTATTAAGATCAACTAGATCCCCTCCATCACTAGAGAAACCCAGATTGGCAAAAGAAGCAACGAACAGGAACTCTCCTTTTCCTATAGCCGGTCTGCTTGTCGTGACGTCTAGACACATCTTGATATAATTAGGTCTCAGATCTCCATTTAGTTTGCTGTTAATCAGAATTCCATTTAGAGGGCCTCGAAGATTTCTGAGCTTTATTCGGTTCTTGAACAAGTCACTCTTAAACAGATCAGGCTCGACCAATAGGCATTTCTCGACTATCTCCAGATAGTCTTTCTTTAGCTCAGGATGCTTTCCCAGCTTCTCTTTGGTCCAGTACTCATTCACGATAGCTTCTAGCTCGGATCCAGAAGCTAGATTCTCTATCTGCTTAGCCGTATCATTATCTAAGCTGAAGGTCTTTCCGTTCAAGTTAAGGTCTGGCATATCGATGCTTCTCTCTATTTACTATCTATTTACACGTGAAAAGAGCCCTTGCACTTCAGCAAGGGCTCTTAATTTTCTCGAAACGATCTTATTTAGTCTTTTGGCTTCTGCGGAGCGAACTTAAGCTTAGCAGTGTTGTCGTCAACTAGATCAGCTAGACATGTCGTCCAAGCTCCGTTTCCGCCATTAGCGTCTGGATTGTACGCCCAAGAATTCCAAGGCGAAGATCGATGAGTATATAGGCTGTTCAGACTTCCTGTCGGGTCATCTCCACCAGCCA